ATTATCTGAAATTCTTGGCATTTCTTGACCCAGTAACGAGCAATAAACTCAGTGTTATCAGACCAATAAATAATATTGATTTAGGAGCATCAGGGTCTGATATTGAGATACCATTAATTAATCCACCAGCATCGCAGCATCCACCATCATCTGCATATGCCTGATAAATAAACATGGTATTATCAGTATGATTAATCGCTAAACCACCAAGCTGAATTCTATTATTGTGAGTATCTATCTTTGAGAACGTTAGCGGAACAGTCTCATATGGATAAATTGCATAGTAATTACGACTTCCGGCAATAACTTCGGCAACTTCATCCAAATCCCACAAATTTAAAACATACTCATACGGGCCAGAATGATTGCCCTTCTGACCGGAAGAAGTGTCGGTAGTATAACAATTAAATGTTCCTACTGTATAAGATTTTCCAGAAAGCCCACTAGTAAATGAAGCATTAACGTCTACATAAGCATTAGAGGCACCGGAGTTTCCATATCCGGTAATCATAGCAAGACCAGCCGGACCAGTCTGAGGAAATCTAGAGCCACGAACATTATATGCAGCCGGAGTAGTTTCACCAGTTAATTGAATACCATAAGCTCCGGCTATCTCAGAATTATACATTGCGCTAGTATTTTTATTAGGCAATTGAATTCTAGTAGCAGTTATTGTCGAAGCATCACTTCCAGTTGCACCGTCAGTTCCTATAAAAGGTGAAGGAGTATCGTAAGTTCCAGCAGATACGTTAGAACCATAACAATAATGGTCAATGTCTCCTCTAATACCTGCTGTTATAAGAGTTCGCCCAACAGTAGGAATAGCTACGCCAGTTGTAGCGGTCGAACAAATATACTGATATGACCCACCTGATTTAGTTCCTCTAGCATCGCAATAACCGGAATATTGACTACCGAGATTAGGATTAGCACTAGGAAACCCACTAAATATCTTAGCAGCAGCTATTGAAGCTCCTAAATCATCTAAATCTACTGAGGCAAAACCTGGACCCCAATTAGTTCTAGACCCTATAGAAATACAACACTGGCCTGTAACCCACGGTCCTTCAATATATGAGCGTCTATTAGAAGGAACTAATGCCATAGCTCCGGCAAAGACTCCATTATGACGAGTAGTTATAGCTGGGTCTTCAAATCCATAAGGTCCACCAATATAACCACTTACATCACCTTCTAATTTAAAGTGAGAGAGAGGAACATCGCTACTATAGTATGGGAATACTGATGCAATTAAATCACCACCAGTATTAAATGCCAATCCACCGACATAGCATCCATTACCACACTGGTCAAATGGAGATATTGATGCAATATCATTCTTATTCCCTTCAAACACATCAAAAGATGAGTGAACAATCGAAGCCGTATTCATACTCCCGAGAGAGGAAGTATCAACAAAGGCTGGAGTAGAAACTTCTCCTACTTCTGTAGAAAGCCCACTAGAAACAAGTAAGGTATCATCTGCAGAACGATAAACCATGCCATAACCAGTATCAAACTGATAGGCATTACTATCGTTAGGAAGTCTAAATGCTCCTAAGTTAGCAAAGTTACTTGCTGTAAGTAAAGAAGGAGAAACTACTCCAGTTAATACAAGTAAATATTTCTGCGAAGAAAATAGAATTAGAATAGAAGCAATCTGTAGTGTCTTTCTCACTAACCACCGCCCTTAGGTGATGCAATAATAGCAGCAGGGAATGTAGCTCCAGCAACGACTTCCCACGCTCCGATAGTTGGAGTTGTAGTTCGGTCAGTTCCGCTAATATCTTCAGGTGCATTTGTAGCATCTTCAAAACCATTATCAATTAATGACGTAGATGCAATAGCACGTAAATCTAATGTAGCAGTAGAACCACCTGTAAATGGAGTAGTGCTAGAATATGTTACTGAGTGCTGATTAGAAGTTCCCGGAAGTCCTGAAGCAGCATCAGTAGCGCAATTCTTACAGCTTGTCCATGTGCCATTACCGGCGGTAGCAGCAGGAGTAGTAAATCCAAAAAGCGCACAGCTTATAATAGTTGGAGTTGAGTAATTTCTAGCTACTACACCATTTCCTGCCGGAGTGTTGTCGGTAATACGCATAAACGTACAACCAGTAGCGGACAATGAATTACCAAATACTATACACGCACCAGTAGCATGGCTCTGAACAACAACTATATTAAAGATTTTAGAGACAGTCCCATATATCTCCATAATGGTGCCGCCAGCCGTTGTTCCATCATTATTAGTCTGTAGAATAAGATTTTTATAGGTGTTATGGTTACACCCTGAAGTAGGCGATATGGGAACAGACTTTGCATGGCTAGTTTTTAACTGAAGTCTAGTTATTGTAATATAATCTACTATACCAGTAAATTCTATACATTGCTGATACCCACCTGTGCGGCTAATACCTACACCATTAGATGCGTTATATTTTAATGCGTTAGTTCTGACGCTAGCATCATCAATATACGAGGCACCCGCGGCGGCAGTAAGAGTTACTGTAAAAGTAGCATTAGTTGTATGAGCTGAAAAAGAGCAACTAGCAGTAAATTCTTGGTCAAACATTTCACCGACATACGAATTAGCATCAGTAACTAAGTCAGCAGGTAAAGCATCTTCCCATGCTTGAGAGGTTGAATAATCTCCACCTGTACCAATAGTCGACGTGACAAATCTAGAAAGTGTAAATGCCCTTGTCGGAGCCAGCATTATCGCTGTAAGAGCAATACCGATATATTTAATAACCTCACGACGTGATGGGCGAGATTCTACTGAACTTAATAAAGCAGTAGCTGATACAACTCCGGCTGCTAGATAAATAGACGGGTGAATAGTAAAGAGATTATCTCGATTGCCGCCCGGAAGCAAAGCATTAGTAACTATCTTCGGGATTTCTCCATCAACCTTAATAACTTTCCACTCAGGATTAGTTAAATCACGTCTACCCCAACTATCCCCCGGATTTAGCTGTGCAATTACAGTTCCAGCAGGTCTGGAAGGGTCGCCTTTTTTATCCTTAATTCTAACAAGAAGTTCAGTCATATCCCCACGCTTTCAATAATTTAGGACCACCTTCATTATTCCAAATCGACTCTATTTGAGGGGTCCAAATAACTTTATAATCTGATAACATGCCAGTCCAGGTATGGGTAATTCCAGGTAAAAGTTCAAATGAACCTTCGATATATGAAATTCCTAGATATTCTGCAATCTGTCGCATCACTTTATCAGATTCGATTAATTCCTCGTATTTAATTACTAATGTATTGGGATGACGTAACCAAGACTCAAACTTATCTAAATAATTAACTAATGATTTTTGCTCGCAGTATCTTCGGAAATAAGTTAAATACATCCCTACGTTAATTTGCTTGCCTTCAAAGCGTAACATAGAAAGAATCATGTTGCGAGGGTCACGTTTAATGAAAAGATGTTTAGCCCTTACTGGTAATCCTTCGTTGTATTTCCTATGTTCTACTTCGCACGGAATACCCAGTAATTCAACAGCTTTCACTAAAGCATGATTACCTGCTTTTTCAGGCCCAGTCGTTAGAACCATTAGCCACCAATATTCATACTACGAACTGGAACTAACTCAAGAATGATTAAGTTCTGATTTCCAGGAGTGGTAGGAGCAGTAGTATATGTAAACTTCCAGAGAAGCAAATCATTAGCTGCCAAGCTGGTAAGAGTCAGAGACTGGCTAATAAGATTTAACTGGTCAGCCGTTCCTGCCGCATCGGTAACAGTAATATCTGTCCAAGATGGGTCTAAAGTACTACCTGCCGCAACTCTAGCATAACTAAAAGTCCAAGTTACGTTGCCAGCAGAAGTAGTTGAACCAGTATAGGCACCTTTAAGCAATACAGTAGTATTAGTTAAATCATAAGGAACTAATACCATTCCCTGAACTTGCTGACTGGTAGCAGTAAATCTAGCTACACCAAAAGTGCTATTAGTTCCTGTAACACAAATGGCAGTAGGAGTATTGGAAGTAAATAGAGAAAATCCAATTGAAGCTGTAGTATTCTGGCAGGCGGCAGCAGTCCAGTGGAATAATGATGGAAGAACCATCGTTCCAGAGGTAGGAGTTCCTAATGCACCACTAACTAATGCAACAGTTCCAGTAGTTGCCGGTAAAGTGATAACTGTAGAAGTTCCAGCAACCGCACTCGGAGTAATAGTAGCGTCGCCTGATGTATTACCAAAGAATTTAACTGTGCCAATAGTTGTGGTATTAACACCTAATACTAATCCGGCTGTTCCATTTGTATTAATACCAGTAGAGACTTTTGTATCTGTTCCCCCTGCGCCTAATACAACAGCATTACTAGTAAGTGAACCACCTGTAGCTGTAACAGTACCACTACCCGCTGGAGTAGCCCACGTTCCATCACCACGCCAAAAAGTACTTGCAGATGCAGATGTTCCTGAATTGAGATTAGTGACAGGAAGATTTCCAGTAACACCGTTAGCAACGTTTACTTGTGCCCAAGCAGGATTATTAGTGGTTCCTGTATTAGAAAGATAGCGGGTGGCATTGGCATCTTTATTTAATGCAGCAATAGCTGAGCCTGAGGTAGCATAAAATATATCACCTTGAGCAATAGTGGCAATGGAAAGAACATCTGCCATTGCAATTCCGGAGTCTTTAATAAGTTTACCAGTAGTTCCATCAAATGCTGCTAAGTTAGAAGCAACTGCACTAGCAGGTCCAACTACATCACCAGTGCCGCCCGTAGATAACGTAATCCACGCAGAATTGATATAGGCTCGAAGTAAATGACCATCAGAATCATAGAACATATCTCCGTTAGCTGGAGAAGATGGGTCAGTTGTATTACCGCCGATGTTAATACCAGCATTAGTATTATTCGGATTAAACGTGACTTTTACTCCGTCAGTAACGGTCGGAGCGGCACCAATAGTCCAAGTGCTTAAAGTAACTGACGATGGAGTTCCTAATGCCGGGGTGACAAATGTCGGAGAATTAGCTCTAGCTATTCCGCCAGTTCCTGTAGAAGAAGCACCACCTAAAGTATCAACCATCGCTGCAACGGTAGTATCATCTAATACAGTCCGAGCGGCAGAGGTAATAGTAGCAGTTTCAGGAACTCCAGTAGATGCAGTAGTTCGACCAATAAATTGGTCTTGTGCTAAGTCAGCTAAATCAGCAAGAGCTACTGCTCCGTTAGTAATATCAGCAGAACCTACAGAGGCGCAGGTTGCAACATAAGCGTTTGATAAAACACGAACGAATTGATTGGTGCAGGTTTGAGTTGTTGCAATACTAACTATACCTGTAGTGGTGGCATTAAGCATTACTCCGGTGCCTAATGCCCCTAGAGCTTGTTCAGCACTAAGAGAACCGGATGCAGTCTGGACTATGTATGTAGCATTATTTGGAGCAAATGAAACTGCACACTCTTTAATTAGCTTACCAGTAGTTCCATCAAAACAGACATTCCCGCTATCAGTAGAACTAGCTGGACCTACAACGTCGCCAGAACCACCACCACCACCTATAGAACGTGACGCAGTAATTATTACTTGCGCTTCAGAAATAGAAGCAAATGCAAGTATTAATACTAAACTATTTAGAATCCTTCTTAACATTCTCACACCTCAGAGTTTGCCAATTAAACTTATCAGCTTCCTTACACTGTAATTCTTTCCTGAAAATAGCTTCTAACGTGCTACGTTCGGAAGTTAGCGTAAGTGTTGCAACTTGGTTTTTTAAATCCTGAATATCAGCTTTTAATTGAGCGTTTTCAGCCCTAAGCAAATGAATTGTAGCCTTTGCTAAACTCAATTGGTCTAGCTCTTTAGGAGCTTCTTGCTTGGCTGGAGCAGCCGGTTTTTCTTGGCCAGAGATAAATATTGGAGTTAAAACTAAAGCTACAACTATAACTAAATTCTTCATAAATTTACCTCAAATAAACAACGTCAATTATCACATCAGTAGAAGTTTCGCGAATACCCTTAAAGAGTTTATTGTTATTGTAACCAATAATTGAAACCGTATCACCATATAAGGCTCTTAGACCAAGAGAGGCAGTAGGAGTGGTTCCATCAATAGTAAATCGAAGAACACAACTTGTTCCTGATGCACAATTAACAGTGAAAACAACAACATTAGCCTGATTACTACCAGAAGTTACTTTTGTTGATGTAAGAGCCGTTGCAGTAGACGAAATAGTCTGCTGACCAAATGTATAAGCAAATCTAACTGTCTGAGCAGTTAAGATTGTTGGAGTAAGAAGCGCAAATATTAAAACTAGTATTGAAATCTTTTTCATAATTAAATGAATAGAGGTTAGTAACTTCCCTCTATCCCCTTATGTTATCGCTGACCCCAAGCTGCAAAGTTCTTAACGAGCATCAACTTCACAGCAGTAGAAGTAGAGCCAATTAAGAGAACCGGAGCGACTTCCTCATCCACATCTAAAGCAGCAGCCAAATCGAATATCTGAGCTTTATTCATGAAACAAGTCATACGACCAGCAGCAGAAATTTGAACTCGGAAACGAGCATAAGTTCCAGCTGCCGGGAAGTCTGTAGAAGTATCACAAGAAGCAGCTGTCTGAGTCGCAGCAGCATCAGATTTATTAGACGGAGCAAATAAACCATCAGCATTGGTCAAGCCAACGTCAAACATTAGTCCAGCTAAATCATCCTGAACTAAGGTAATAGTTGTAGTTGAACCAGTAACCGGAGAAATTAGAGCATCAGCAGCCGTTCCAACAAAGCCCATGAAGAATCGACGCAAAGTAAGCGCTGAACTCATGGCAACTAAAGCATCAACAACTAATGGACCGTGAGAATCAGGCTGGAATGGAACTGAAGTTGTAATGCCAACTCCGAGAGCGGCGATGTGAGAAACTTCATCCGTAACAGTTAAAGTTCCAATCGGACCATCTTCAGCAATAGCAATAACTAATCCGCTATCAGTTTCAGCAATACCGTCACCGAATACTCGAATACCACTACCAGCAATAGTAGCAGTCGCCGCTGTATCTGCAACAGCTTTACCAACACCATCACGGAAATCACTGAACCAAGAGAGTAACTGACTCTGGAGAAAAGATTCTGGAGTCCAGTAAGGAACCGTTGCACTACCTTCATTCCAATACTTAACACCAGTCGTAAGATTAGTATACGTAGAGCCGCGCCCAGCTAATCTAGAACCTGTACCTACGCCGAAAACTCCAGAAAGAGGTGCACCAGTTCCTACTAAATCATAGACCCCATTTCTTACCCTATCTTTAAGCGACGGAAAAATACCTGCATAGTTAATCATTATACACTCCAGTCAAAAGACCACCGCCGAGCGGCAGAGTTAAAAGAACTTACGAACACCAGACAAGCGAAACGGGCGACGACGAGAACGATTGGCTTGATTATTCTTTACACCAATCTTTAATAGTTTATTAAGATGACGAGAAGCTAACGCATGGTACTTAAGCTCTAAAGGCTCATTACCACCTATAGAACCTGCTACTAAAGCAGCCGTTTTACAAGATAAGTAATTAAGAGAGCCAGTAACTTCAACTGAGTTTAAAGATGTAGTAATTGGCACAAGCATTCTAATATAATCTAAGCGCACTTCTCTATCAGTAGTTGCACCTAGTAAATTAATAGCCTGATTACGCCAATCCCACACCTCTAAATTAGTAGACTGCTCCATAGTAGAGGACCAAGTCATTCTACGCATTGGCACATATTTATCTTCTGAATCTTGTGCTCTTTCCCATAGCTTAATAGGAACAATTAAGTCAGTAGGAAGGTCTAGGCTAACGTCACCTGCATCTACGTCAATAGGCAATTCTACTTCTTTTTGAAGAGCTATTCCGTTATCAATCAACTCATCCGATAGCTCATCATTAGCTGCTTGAACAGCTGCTAACATAATGGAGTCTGTAAACAGTTCTCCATCTATGTCATTAAGAAAGAAGCGTGCTCTTGCGTAGATTGCAGTTACTAACATTTATTATACCTTAATAGAAGCTGGCTTAGCTACAGATTGAGCACTCCGACAATTTGGACAAATATTTGCGCGAGCGTCAATCTTAGTAAAGCAAGCAATACAGTCTTTAAGAGACGCTGAAACTGCGAGCTGTTCACGATTCCAATCTTTATCCAAGTTAAGAATCTTAGCAGCGTGCCGCTGTAAATTAGTAATAAACTTATGCTGATGATGCTTATTCCAATCATCGTCAGCCATCTTAACAATTTCTCCGAACCACTTACGCTGAGTAAGGGTTTCAGCTGCAATTAAATCAGCTAATTGAACCTTTGCTTCTTGCTTTGTATAAGCACCCGGAACCCAAAATAATCCGGGATGACAATCTACTGCATAAGCAAGCTGACCAGTTAATCTATCTTCAACAATAGCACGAGCTACTTGAATCGCCGGAACTGACTGATTAATAATATTACCAACAACAGGCACTCGAAAGCGGTTAATAATAGTAGCTGGGATAACGAGGACTTGAATATCACCATCCTCTGCTGTTGGAATCCTAAAGTTAGAAGGAATTAAACCCGGCTTAAACTCATCAATAGGGAATGGACAAAGACTTACGACTGTAGCTTTCGACTGGTCAACACTCATTGTTTTATCTCCAAAGGATTTCCAACGTAAACTGAACTTTTAAACGTAGGTTGTTCAATAGGGTCATCAGCGTGTAATAAATTGAGATTCTTCTCTACTTTAGCAGCAGTTTGAGCTTCTTCTTCTGCCTTTAAGTCCCGATGCTTCCTTTCCATCTTTACCCAAGTGCTAATTGCAAATTCAATTGGATACCAAGATAGAGGAAGTCTATTATTATTCTTATCTAAAAAGGGAAAAATTGACTCATATTGATAAGGCTCTTTTACCTCATCATAAACTCCACGAGTAAACGTTTTTTCAAACTTCTCTAACATAAAGCAGGGAGAGATATACCAATACTTCGGCACTTCTCGAATCCCAAACTTAGTTCCTAAATAAATTCCAGATTCTGTATAATCTTCATATTTACCCTGTCTTTTTTCAGTTAAATCTGAAGTCCAGACAACTCGAAATAGAGGAACATTATATACAGTATCTCTACCGTAAATACGAGCAAGGCGGTCATTGATTTCAGTAATTTCCATGACTTTAGCTAAAAAAGTGGGGGAGTTAGTAACTTCCTCCCCAACCCTAACTAGTAGCTAGGATACCAAAGTCCCGTAGACGGAACGTAGGTTAAGAATAAAGCTTTAGCTGCAACAGCAGTAAATGCCTTACCAATCGCGCCAGCAGTCGCACTAGCAGTACCACCCGTTGCACCAGTGAAAGCTCCGGTAGGAATGAAACAAACAGTTCCTGCGAAACCAGCCCAAGGAAGTACAATAGTAGTTAACTCAGCAGTACCACTGACCACCGTAATATAAGAGGTAGGAGCAGGCTGAGCAATTGCCGATGCAACTGTTGCAGCCCCTTCTAATGCCTCTGCTTCCGGTGAACCCGGAGAAATGAAACGCTTAAACGCTAAAAGTTCTGCATCCATGTTTACATTACTCCTTAGTAGCCGTTGGGAACTGCCAAGCCATAGATATAAGCCTGAGCAGCTGGGTTATCAGTATACATATTCCACGAGGCCACGACATAAAAGACCTGTGAAGTAGCAACACCGCCAGAAAGACCACGCATCTCGAATATACGTCGTCCATCAACTTCATAGAAACCTGCGGGATGTAATTCGGCGCGGCCCCAAGTATCCATCTTTAAGAAGTCAATGCGCGTCTTATCCCAAGAGTAATCCTGAGAAATAGGCGCACCGGCCATACGCATATTATCTCCAAAATAGAGATTCAATGCCTGGTCGTCTGGCGTCTTATTGATTAAGTTAACGAGCTGACCAAGTTCCTCATACGCTGCAACCTGACAAGGATGCATATTGGCAATGAACTTATCTCGCCCATTAATACCAACTCGATTACCAACCTTATTAATCGCAAGACGGGGCTGAGCTAAAGCTAACGGACCCGAGCTTGCATCAACAGAGTTAGCACGAATTTCAGGAGTAGTGGAGCGGTCATAACCGAGCCACGTTCCAGTCGAGCTAGAGCTAACGTGATAAGGAATACCAAAAAGACCAGTCGGAGAAGCTCCGGTTAATCCTTCCGGTAAAATCACGTCAGTAGCAATTGAACCAGCAACCGACGGGTATTTAATCGTATTCGAGTTAATATCGTAATACGAAATCTTAACCGGAGTTGCAGTCCGCTGAGTAAGAAGGTCCGCGCTATAAACATTGATACGCTGACCGTGACGGAGTAAACGAACTCCATAACCATCAGTCGTACAAACCACTGTATCAACTCCAGCACTAGGAGTAACAGTTGTAACAGTCGCTAAGACTCCATTACCCGACGTATGACACTGGTTATCAGACTGACGCGAGAACTCTGGCATCGACTTAGCCATTAATTCACGGAAAGCATTAATTACTGCCTTACGCGAATCATCAGTTCCCCATTCAGCCTTCTTCGTCCACTGAATAGCAAATTTAAAGTGATTAGTGTTGATAACCGCCTTATCCCAGGTCGGACCATCACCAATACCTAAATCGCCACCATCCGGGTCATAGTAACCGAAGTAACCTCCCGGTCGGAGATTCATCGGAATACGCATATCACGCTCTGAAATTACTTCAACAGGGCGCTTCTTTATCTTCGTATAGAACAAAGCGTCGAAATCATAGAGAACAGGTACTTTGGTAGTAACCTTCTCCATTTCCGTGCTAATTATTGATGCTGAATTGACCATTTATTTTCTCATCGTAACAGTATCATTAAGAATGTCTAACATAGAGGTCTTCGATTTATCAATCTTCGAAGCATCTAATGAGCTAGACACTCTACTTGAGGAATTGGAAGGAACTAACCTTTTAACTGGATTCGTTCTCTCCATCTTCCCGGTAACTTCGGCTATAACTTTCTTTTTGGCAATAGGTAATACAGCTTTAGCGCGTGCTAGGAACGCGGATGATACTCTAGCTTTCCAATCGCTAGTAAAACCTGCCGACTCTGCTTGCTTCATGAGACTAGATATACTGGCCTGATAACGTTTATCAGAAGCAAGTACATTCTGAATCTCAGTCGAAATGTCGCGAATTACATTCTTACGCTCATACTCACTAAATTCCAACTTCTCTAGTGAAGTACGAATCTCTTTATCCGTCTTATGCTTGATAATTTCAATAACTTCAGTATTAAAATTACCTTTAGCTCTCTGAACGTGCTCATCTCGCTCTTTTCTTAAGCGAGTAACTTCTGGATTCTCTTCTTCCTTCTTCCTTCCCTTAGGTAATTCTGCAATTCCACCATCAAAGAGTGCTTGGTCAACAAAGAGAGCCGCATTCTGTAAATTCTCATTATTAGTACGTTTACCTTCTAAGTAAACATTCTGAATAGCACGCTTGAGTGGAACCTGCATAACCTCTGCATATACAGCCTTATCCGTCTTGACTAAGATTGGTAAGAAGTTATTAGCAAATTCATAAAGAGTATCTGGGGAAACTTTAGCAAGAGCACCGATAAGACTATCGGGCTTACCTTCCATTATCTCAGCTTCTAAACGAGTAAATCCTTCATGCCGCTCCGAGACTTCCCGGGCCTCTTCAAGTGTAGGAAAGAGTGAAGAATATTGCTGTTCCTTATAAAGTGCTTTACGTAGTTCCGGATGCTTTCTAAAGATTTCCGGGTCCGTCTTTTTTAAGGCTGCAATAAGATTAGAAGTATCGGCGTCTAATTCTCCGCCTTCTGCCTCTTCATCTTCTTCGGTTTCCTCACCTTTAGGAGTATCTTCATCATCTAACTCCGCAGGAGTATCTGTTGGAATTTCTTCTTTATCTGGAGTTTCATCTTCCTCCGGAGCAGGAATATTCTTATCTGTAACATCATTATCTACAGAATCAAGAATAGAACGGGAATTATCATCCGTTACCGGAGTAATTAAACTGGGAGTTGTAATAGTCGGGTTATCCATTATCTTTATCCTTTGACTTTTTCTCTGACTTATCGGTTTCTTCTTCCGGAGCAGGTAACATCATCTGATGAAACTGCCAGTGTAACATACAATTTAAATAGGCATCTGGATTTTCATACTTTAACTTCTGGCCGCGTGGAGAAGTCATTATCTTTTCCAGAACTCTCATCTCAGCTTCATGGTCATCAATAATCTCTGGCATTACAGAGGGTTGATTCCCCATCGGTGGAGACTGACTTAAGAGTAAGAACTCTGCATATTGCTTAGTTCTGGCCTCTTCACCTGGAATATAAAGATTAGGTAATCCAATACCTTTCTTTATTAACTCAGTATTGTTTGGGTTAAATAGAACAGATTCAATAGCTGGGTTATTCAGAGTTAAGAGCTGAGTAAGGGTATTATTAATCTGTTCCCATGTAATTGGCAACTGACCTGAATACTCCGGCTCTACCCGACCAATCTTACCCTTTAATGAAGCTAACTTAATATCGATATTACGGAAAGAAGTGCCTTCCTTTTCCGTATACTTCTCATCTTCTTCAAGGTAGTTAATAAATTCAAAGGTAGATTTAGCAACTAACTCAGACCAAAATTCAGAAACCACTTTCCAAGTAATACCTAGGCGCTGGAGAGCATTCGCATTAGACTTCTTATACTCAAAAGCCGTTCCACCACCAGATTCATTAGCTCCACCATAAATAGATGGGAAAGAGCCAGTAGTAAATTCTGCCTTCTCTCGCAATCCCCTTTTAACTATCTCTACTGCGGAAGATAACATTGCCGGATTAGTCTGGTGGAATGAAGCTGCTAATGCTTCTCCGGGTTCAGCTCCTAATGTAGGAGTCATAGAACCTGGCCTAGCTTGACCTTGCTTATAAAGGTCTAAATCAAGCGTGGACGGCTTAACGAATGTTTCAGGTATTCCATGCTCCATTGTCTGAAGTTCTAATTCGTCAACTTCAGCTTGAATATCCTGAACTGTAGCTAAGTTAGTTCCTAAAGGTTCGCCATGAATAAAGGAACTTAAAGGACTCTGAGAAATAGTCCAGTGGTCATCCAAAGATTCACTAACTGCATACTTAAGTTCATCATTAACGAAAATAGCATAGCATCCTTTCGGATATTTAGCTAATAACTCGTTAATACATCCATCTTTTCCATCACCTAAGCAACGAAACTGCCACGGTCTAAGCCATAAGCACTTAATATTTGCAACGTTATCCGGAAACTGACCTAAATAGTTAGTAGAATTCCGCGCCCATTGTAATGTATCATCCTGCTGATGCGCTGAAATCTTATTATCGTTAAATTCAGCACGAATCATTGCTACGTTCTGGTTAAATGTAAGTAATAAGTAACCGCAATGAGTAATTTCCTTAGCGTAGATAGATACTTTAACTGAACGAGGGTCAAAAAGGTCAATCATAACTTGACCCTTATTGAAAGATTGAGTTCCAGTCTGAATCTGCATCTCCTGAGGAATTTCAATAGATTCAGGAACTACTGGGCCTTGACAAGTCTCACAAATAATCGGAGTAGTTACTGGCTCCGGAGTTGCACCAAATTCAGTTCCACACTGAGGGCAAACATTATCATATTCAATGAATGGAATTGCCTCAAATACAGGCTTATGCTTGATTCCAAAGCGTGGGTCAGTCTTGTAATAGCTATAAGCAAAGACAGTTCCCTGATTAAAAAGTATAGTCAGGGCGCGCATAAAGAGAAGAGGCGACTTAATGTGCTTCTGTATTAAAGATGCAATATCTGAGCAAACCTGAGACATTTCAATGTCCATAGGTTCATCTGCATCATCCGGAAAGAATACAATGGATGGAATATCTACAGATAGAGCAGCTATAATAGCTTCTGCGTGAGCACGATAGATTGCAATAATCCTCGGCTCAATATCTCCCTCTTCTTCTAACTGGTCCCAATCTGGGATTCTCCAGCTACCTGCGCCTCCGGCAGATGAAGCATCCCAGAAGATTCCAACGATGTTATTGAAGTAATATTCCAGGCGAGTCCACTTCTGAACTAAAGCCCAATAAGCTCCCTGGTCCTCATTCTCACAGTTTCTAAGTATATCTGTGAAACAGCCAACTAATTCAGGAGACAGGCCTGTTATATGCGCGTTTATATCTACCTCTTCCGAAGGAAGTGGATTAGCAATATCTGTTTCTTGCATTAAACTTCAACCGTTTCAGGTTCCGGAGCTGGATTCTCGTTCTTATATTTCTGAATTATAGACTTCTTAGTTAATTCAGCTCGCTTACTACGCCAAGTATGTATTCCACCGACTGGAACCATTGATTCTGGCTTACTCTCTTGTCTTAGGATAACTTTAGGTTCTAAAAGTAAAGAACGTAAGTAAGAGTTATCTTGCTTAAGCTCTAAAATCCAAGCATCCTTAACCGTGCAAGCGTCGCATTCTGCTACGGAATGAAGAACGTCGCCTAATGACCGAATTAGTCTGCTTCCGCCTCGACTCAAGAAGTTCCAAACGTCTATAAAGACTTGTTTGGTCGCTAATATTAGTAATTGCAACTTCAACATTTTTAAGCTCTTCTAGTTCCTTTGCATCAGACGCCATATAGTCCCGTATTCCTCCGAGAAGGATACGTAAACCGTCGTATGGGTCATCACCTGCAAATTCAGCTACATCTTCAGTCTTATTTTCGTCGTAAACACAATCAGGAATGACTGAAATTATCTCTTTACAATCACTAAAGACCTGTAACTTAGGTAAGTTCGTTTCTGGCTCTAATGGGGCGTAAAGTCCAACATACTCAGAATGAGCTTTAGTTCCATAAGTCCTGAAAATCTTATCTGCTAACTCTTGACTGTATTCCTCAGTATAGTATTTCTTAACATCGGGCTTGGGAGTCCAACGAAGGTACTCATGTATTAGGAGCTTTCCTTGAATCCTAGCTCTATCAGCTAACTCAGGAACTACCTTAATATTGTTTTGTAATGCCGCTCGCTGTAACTGCCCAAGTATCGTTAGCATCTCTCCGCGCTGTTGAGATGCAGAATGACATATCCTTATTCTCTTAATTAAGTTACGTTCTTCAGGATTTGTTGAATTAATAAGGTCGTTAATCCACTCAGTTGTTTTCTTACCCTTTTCAGCATACTCTCGATAGATATAAACTCTACCTTGTGGAGAGATTGCCGCCCAGCCTATCCAAGTGAATGCTTGAAAACCCCAATCTATTCCAATTACTCTCGGCCAGTAGGAAGGTATATCGAACTTATCTACTACGTGCTGAGCTATCTCAGGTTCTCCAGGTAAAGGTTCTAATCTCCACTCACCAAACACCTGGCCCTTATAAGTATACCAATCTCCGAATAACTTAGCTCTCTTCTCTGCTTCCGGGAGCATTTCAAGCTGCTGTATATAGGTCGGATTTGCCGCCATTATGTGCGGGTTATCCGTTATCTTAGCTTGAACGAAAAATCTCTTCTTTTTAGTTAGAGAGTCTAATAATATCTTTCCGCCTTCTTTACAAGGGTCAACGAATCTAGCTCGAAAATAAGCGTGACCTACGTTTCCTGGGTTTGTCGCGTTTCTAATAATCGCAGGTAGGTCAGGAGTTCGGGAGCGGCATCTGGAGAAAGAAAGATATTCGTATTGAAACTTTGTGAACGAAGTACATTCGTCCCATCCAATATAATTATATTGAGCTGAATCGTAAGACCTAACATCTTCTTCTTTTGCAGCGTGGCCGAACTTAATAACTGCGCCGCTCTGGAAAACCCACTGTTTCTTGGATTCATTGTATATACCACCAGCGTGGGAATACCATTCTTTGCTGCGTAAAATTATCTCGGCTTCTAGTTCCGGGAATGTGCGCCTTAGTATTAGACCTTTAAATAAAGGATGCTGATGAAATCCGTAAATAAGTGGTAAGAGAATCAGTATTTCCGACTTACCGGAACCTGCTGAACCACCATATAAAGCTTCAAATATGGAGAATGGAAGAGCAATAAATTGTTTTTGCTTTTCTGTCGGACTCCAAACGCGCTGAATAGGAGACTCTACAGATATTTCAGACAACTGAAACTTCCATTACTTATCCATTTCCTGTTTGATAGCTTCAATCTTATCTTTAGAAGCTGAAACGGCATCAATATCTTTTTCAGGAACTGGAAGTGGGTGGTCTTTCATATAAGTAAAGAAGCCAAAGGCTCCGGCCACGATACTCATCTTAGCTACGTTAAAGAATCCGGCCCAGTCTACTAAGTTAAAATCTCCTGGGTCAACAACGATAGCAACGAATCCAGTACCTAAACCGTTAAGAAAAGCAGCAGATAGCCCGTGAAGATAAACGCGCGTTTGGTATCGAATCATTTAGACCTACTTTTCTTTAGCCCGATAAATACATCTGAACGGGCAATAAGAACTGTTACATTCTTATCAATGCTATCAGTTTTATCTGAGTATTTAGCAAGTTCTCTTTCCAAGACTTCCAAACGATTAGTATAAGTGCCTATTTGAAAGGAGACTCTTAAACTAACTACTAAAATACCAGAGCCAATGAATATTTGAGTAATCTGAAAAAATTCTGGAGTCATTCTACAGTAACAACTTCCATTGCTTCATAAGCATCTTCAGACCTTTGATTAGGAGCATTGATTTGAATTAGTATGTGATTGCTATTAGAAAGGCCCTCAGAACGAGGTGACATCTTTTCATGAACTATTGCCATATTCTTAGCAATAGTAGAAGCATCAGTAGCCTTTGCCGCGCCCACTTTAGTTTCAACTACTCCGAGCGAGGACATTAGTACATCAAGAGCTTTGGAACTAATATCTCCCTTGATTCCAGTAGCCACCTTTTTGATATCAGCGGCCAACTCATGACTAAATTCTTTATTGTTGCCGCTCATGCCGCGAGAAGCAGTTGAAACTGCAGTTTCGCTAACATTGAATGCCTTGGCAACATTGGCGTGAGTATCTACCTGGGCAAAGGCGCCAATTAGAACTTTAGCTTCGTGCGGGATTTCTTTCTTCTTATTACCTGTATGTGGAGTAATAATAGAAATGTTATCCCGTGAAACCTGACCTTTTAATCGAGCTTCAAGTTGCTCTTTAGTGATATACATGATTCGAACCTAAAGATAAATAGATAGACCTCTGGAGCGATAGAAGAGTGTCTCATAAAGAGGTGTAGCTTGTCAAGTCAAAATTGCATAGAATTGCTAGGAAAACCGCCTGGGACAGTCCCAACTACTTGCATTTGTCCCTGTTTCAGGGACATTTATAACTTTTTCTCAAAAAATTTTAAAGAGTAGTATCTTTCAAACTTTTAGTAATAATATAAGCGGGTTCAATATCCGCCTAGATTAGTGATTAACCGGTAAAGTACTTTGGGGTATAGGGGGCTTTGAAACATAAAGTACTTTGGGCGACAAAGCACTTCATTACGTAAGATAACGTTACGCAATGTTACGTAATGAAGTTCTATTACGTAATGTTACGTAACGCAGTTCTACGTAATCATTAC